GGGTAGGCCATAGCAAATAGCTTCTGGACCTCGGCAACCGCAGCTGCATGATTAGGATGAGATTTAGTATGGTACGGACCCTTAGAGTCGCCCATAATCTTATTGATCTCAAGTTTGGCCTGATCTGGGGTCATGGCACCAGACGATTGTCCGCCCTCAATCAACTTACCTTCTTTAAGGGTTTCGCCGATTTTAGCAAACAATTTAATCATAGCAGGCTCATTTCCTGCACCTGAGTCTAGTAGCTTGGTAAGCTCAGGAGAACCATACTCCTTAACAGCCAGTCTAGCTTGTGACATTTTAGCATCAAAAGCTGCTCCCCACTCTGTCTGAAGCCCCTTGATACCATCGGCATATCGAGCCTCAGCTTCTTGGCGGTACTTAGCGGCACTTGCCTCACCTTGAGCCATGAAATGTTCCATCATAGCCTTAGCTTGCTTAGGCAAAATACCCTGCTTGTGGAATACCTCAGCCAATTTAGCTGCCTCTTCTTTAGGCAGTTTATCCTCTGGAATATCCAAAAGGTAATCTTTTGTCTCGGCTGGCAATCCTAACTTCTTATACACACCCATCCAGTCTTCATCGGTAGCGTGTTTGCCAGGGATGGCGATCTTCTCGGCACCGATCAGTTTCTCAGCATTGAGGTATCCTGAGGCCAAGGAAGAAAGAGAAGTGAATTTTTTGAGGCTGGCATTATCCTGTAGCTCCTGAGGTAGCGAGGTTCTCCAATCTTGGGAGCCTGTCCCCGAGGCATTACCGCCAGTATTAGGCGGAGGTGTTTGTCCAGATGCTCCAGATGGAGTACCTGACTGCCCAGCGGGAGCTGCACTTTCGCTCGCTTGTCCACCAGTAGTAAGTGCGCTAAGTCCTGTTCCTGATCCGCCGCCATCTCCATCTCCTTGAGGTGACATTAGAATTTTACTCTTCCAACTCATGCGATTGTATCCTTTCTCTGACTGTGTTTACATCAATTTTTAACAACGCAAAGATTCTAATTATCGCATTTCGTTCGCCCTCGCGTAGTGCGGTTTTGTATGGGCAGGGATCAAAAGTACTGGACGCAAAATAATGGGTATCCATTAAATCATTAAGTACGCGCTTACCCTCTGCTGTCCCAAAGACCTTCTGATAATCAGCAAGTCTCTGGACAGTCTTATGTACCATCGGTTTTTTAACCATTTGCTCCACCTGTCTGAGCCGCAGCTGCCATTGCAGGTACTACCTTAGAGTAATTATCCGCCTGTTGAGACTGTTGAGCCGCTTGCATTGCTGCTTGTTGCTCCTTCGCTCTCTGCTGTCGTTTCTGTTGTACAGCAGCCACATCGTTAATTACCTCTGCTGGTAATCCGTAAATGTCAGCTAAAACTCGTAATGCTTGATCTCCATTTAAGTTGTCCGCAACTGCTGGGTCAAGCTGAATGAACGGAGCGATAGCTTGTACCACGCGCATAATATTCTGTCCGTCAGATACCTTCTGAGATTTAGCAATCAAAGAAGAATACTTAACATCGACAACCTTGCCCTGAAGTTCTTCAGGCGGAATATCAAACATTTCTCTACGAGCCATGATATTGAACACGCGGTCGATCAATGGTCGCAAGAACTCATTCTGCATACGACCCATCATCGGACCTAGAAGACGCATCTTCTCTTCTGTACGCTGCATTACCTCTGTGGCTGTCATCATAGGGCCACCAGAGTTAAGCATAAGCTGGTCAACGTAGAACGACTCTCGGACCTTGGCTCTGCGCTCTTTCATAACCTCGTAACCAAAATCAATACGAGTATCATTGAAAACAGGTTTAATAATATCAGTGCTTCCAGATCGGTAATAGTTAATACCCCCAGGCCGTGTGATGATCGGCAGTACAAACCCGTCATCAGGTAATTGTACAGGAGGATCAACAACTTTCTGCGCACCTTGCAACATTACTTCTGCCATTTTATTAAGCGTCTTGATTTCAGGAAGCGCGTTCATAGCAGGCGATCTTCCGTACTTCTCTTCCGACAATTTGCTCCATCTAGGAGTAACGTATGGAAGTTCATTGAAGCCCTCTAACTTAACCTGCTCAGATAACTGGCGAATAACAAATTGAGATATGATATCTTTCTTAAATTTACTGTCATAGACCATTGTCTTAGGGTAAACAGCATGAATCACAGAGTACTTAGTGTCGCACTTTCCATCTCTGTATTCTCTACGAATCTTCTCAGGCAAGGCATCTTCGCCGAATGATTCTACCATTTGAACTGGCGACCACTCCCACTCTCTATAAATCTGATTTACTCGCCCCAAAGAATCTTCGTCGATAAAATAGTTACCAATAAATTTGGTAGAGAATCGTACGACATTTCTCTCGTCTTCTTCGATAGACATATTACCAGTTCCGAAGTTAACCAAGTCGATATACAACTCATGCACTTCAGTCTGGAAATTAGAATTATTTAATACGTTGATGATCTTCTTTGTACAGTCTTGAAGGTACAAGCGGATCGCATCGACCATATCTATCTTATCATCACCAGTAGTAAGGCCGAAAAATACACTAGAAGGATTTGTAAGCATACCATGTAGCGCCCCTGCAAGAAGCTCCGAAGATATGATCCCTGTGTTATCAAATACCAACTGACCTTTTTTCTCGCCCGATGTACCCGATCTGCTAATAACATCATTCTTTCGTGGAAGGTTATAATCAGCAATCTCTTGCCAATGATTCTCCCACACCCCTCTGTCAGACTTTAACTTATCTACTTTTTCAATCACCTGTTTAGGTGTCATTACATCAGGCACACTATCCCCCTTTAGAAATAGTCAGAATACTAGAGCCAGAAGTTCCGCCCAATAGATTCATCTTTTTATTAGAGTCAGACATAGACAATCGCTTAGAGATAATGTTGTCAATATAACTATTAACAGTGTCTATGCGCGCCTTTTCTCTTGCCTGAGTCATCATAGCCATTTGATTAGCTTGGTTCTGTGTTGCCGCTTCTTGCATCAACTCAGCTCCCGACTTTCCAAGATCGTCAGGATTTATACCAGTTCCTAGTGTTAGACCGCTACGTACGAATGGGTTATAATTACCCGTCTTCACCCCGTACGCTAGATTACTGAAGGTATCCCCCACTCCTCGCTCGACGTTCTTGGCATATCCCGAAATACCTTTATCAATCTGTCTACCAAACTGATCTAAATTATAATTAAGCCCATTAGATATATCAGAAATACCTCTGTTCAAAAACTGATTGGCCCCAGTTAAAGTACTGCCAACGCCCTGATTAACAGCAGAACCTACGCTATTGATACCTTTAACAGCTTCTTCAGCAACCTTCTTAACAGGCGCAAAAACATCATCTAACCATCCCATAATTAACTCCCTCCAAATGGATCGTAATAACTTTCTGTTTGCCTTGGTAGTCTACTGACTCTCTCATCCATAGACATACTAGCACGTTCCTCATTTAGTCCCATAGCCAAAGTACGGAATCCGTCAGCACCATTGGACGCCCAATTATGCAGCGGCTTTTGAATGAACATTTTGTTTTTTGAATCCCACTTACGCTCATAGTTTTCAAGTGCCTTGATTCCGCGCTCGCAATTACCTGCATCTATCCAGCACTTTCTAAGCATCACGCGTACAGCATTGATACCATCTTCAATACTCTGTCTCGGAACAATCCTCGTACGTTTAAGACCAAGGCTCCTAAGAGTTTCTTCCCTCGTCTTACCAGTACCAAGTTCTCTAGCGGCTGCATCGTGCGGTAGCAAATGCTCCTCGTAGAAATATCCCTTTTCCTTAATCTGTCTAGCGTAGAAATCTAATCCCTGCCCAGACTCTTCGATGTAATCAATAATATGAATCTCTTTACCCACAACCTGAGCAAACCAAACAACAGTAGTGTCATCAATACCTAAGTCCCAAGCAGTATAAACAGGCACAGCAGGGTCGTAAGGTACACCACAAATCCTACGTGTACTTCTGAGTTTCTCCATTTGTTGTCCATAGTAAGCTCCCACTAATGCAGCACTAAAAGAACACTCATACTCTTGCTCGTACTCGTTCTCACTCATAACAGCTTTAGCTGCCTCAAGCTCAGTGATAGGGATTACTCCCGTCTCAGATGCCTTGTAGATTGCAGTAAACCAGTCTTCTTGATTCTGTGCCGCTTTGTAAATATCGTAAAAGTGATTCGTACCTTTAGGCGTACCAATAAAGATGCCCCAGCCCATTCTATCAGACAAAGCAGGGCGAAGTACCTGGCTCCAAATCTCTGGGTTCATCTCGGCGTACTCATCTAGTACCACTCCGTCCAAGTAGATACCGCGAATACTGCCTGGGTTCTCGGCCCCTAGTAGCATGAATCTGATTCTGTCTCCGCGCTCGGGCCTCGGAATATCCACGCGAAGTTCTGCCTCGTTAAACTGTACGTTCGGCAAGTCTTTGCAATAATCCTTGATTAAGTCCCACGCGATACGTTTAGCGGCTCCGTACGTCGGTGCAATGTACGCGTACTGTGGGTTCTTCAAAGTATTCCTCAAACCCTTGTCCACGATTTCATTTAAAACCAGATGTGTTTTACCAAAGCGGCGATGACAGCAAAGTACGTTGAAACGCTTTAAGGCCCTATGTATTTGGGCCTGAAGCGGTCTAGGATGGTAGCCTGTCGAGATGACCTTTACGTTACTCAACTCTACCGACCTCTACCCATTTTGTAAGGATCACGGACCAGCGAAGAGTGATGGAATCATTATCAGTGAATACCATCGGCTGCGCCAAAACTGTGTTAGCCCCTGGAGTTAGCTCGAAGTAACTACCAGCCGTTGTGATCTGTGCAATGATCGCAAGTTCTTGTCCGTCGAAATCTCCATTCTGGATAGAAGTAATTGCGGCAGCGTTGAACTCATTGATCGTGAAAAACCTATTTGTAGGATACGTCGGTACCGTCCAAGTAAGTGATGCAACAGAGGCTGATTGATTCGTATGAGTGAAGGTTCCCTTTGCAGCTATGCCAGCAAGGGTTTCCAAAGCGTCTTTAACCTTGGTACCAGTCACTCCGACTGCATCATTCGTTAGATTTGCAGCTGTGTGTGCTGATGTTGAGGAGATATGATTCGTTAAATTGGTATTTGTAGTCGTTAAGTCAGAATCTAGTTCCTGAAGTGCAGACTGTACACGGTTCGCTACCAAGTTACCCACTGGGGTAACTACTATATTAGCAGCTGTGTGAGCAGTCGTTGAGCCAACGTGCGCTTGTACGTCTCCGTCTAGCTCATTGATAGCAGCTTGTACGGTTGTAGCAGCGATTGTACCTGCTGGTACGTTGACCAAGTTAGCAGCTGTGTGGGCCGTGGCTGATGCAATATGCGCTGCCAAGTTTGCGATAACATTCGTTAGAGATGTGTGGTCAGCAGCGGTCATGTACCCGTTGACTGCATCCGTTGCCGCCGCCATTGAAAATGTACCCGTACCAACTGTGTAGGTTACAGGTGCCGTACCTGCAAACAACCCCCGCACCAAACTGTTAGCAGTCTGGGCGCGTAGTCCATCCGTCTCTTCTTTGATTTCTGTAGCAATGTAGTTAGCATCTGCGCCCGTGGCACTTCGCTTAACATTTACTGTAAGAGTAACTGGCTGAGTAGTATTCGGACTTCCAGCATTTGTCCCAACAGCTACGCTTGTAGAGTTTGTACCAGCTGCGTACATAACTGTACCCTTGTCTGCGTACAAGTCCCACTGTCCACCAGGCCAGATACCATTGTAGACCCACGTCTCATCAGTATCTTTCTGATGTACGTACATTCCATCATATCCAGTGAGTGCAAGTCTCCCAGCCGCGTCGTCTACAACTACAATCCCAGGTGATCCCGCCGTACCAGGCGCTCCCAAAAACGCTATCTTCATACGGCCCCCTATGGATTGTTAAAGTCCGTACGAGACTCAGACACCAACACGTTTACTTTGTCGCCGCTGGTTGCACAGTCTACATAAATTTCGTTTAAATCTACCACGCCTCTTGTTTCGTCGCCCTCGGAACTGTCAGCATCAATAGCCAGTCCATTTCCTTTTGTGAGCTTAATACACTTCGCCGCAACCACAGTTACGTCTCCGATGTACACGTCGCCAACATTGTTTGGGTCCGCTTGTACGATAACATTCGACACCAAGTAAGGAGTCGCCGACAGCGGCTGTCTCGTACCTGCTGTCAGAGTAATCTGGTTCAATGGCAGTAAAGTATTCCTAATTAGACTCATTTTCTTCCTCCACATATAGGGCCGTTAGCGTTCCTTCGCCAGATGCGTACACGTCGCGTACGTCAATCCCCACCCGTCTCTCTGAATCTAGGTCCAAGTGCAAAGAATCCCCTTCAAGAATGGTATATCCTTCGTCTCCCTTCTGCTCGCTATTCAATACGCAATCAGAAGTCGCCGCTTGAAGAATCAAGAACTTGCACAGCGGGATCATTTCCAGCTTCTGTGGCAAGGGGTATAACTGAATTACTAACGTCTTTAATTTTAGGGGTACTCTGTCCATCTTGGCTCCTGTCGATACCAGTAGAAATTATAATCGTCGTTGGTGCAACAATATTTGTCGAAGGTCCTTTGCTTTCAAACCTATCGGGCGCATCTTTTCCAGCCGCCCACTTGTAGGTTTCTACTCGTAGCTTGGCACTGTTCACTTCTTCCTCATCTGCGTACTCAGCAGTCTCTAGGGCCTTGTCTCTTAGGTACTCGGCTCTGTCTCTGCGCGCTCTGCCAAGCATTTCGTCCACTTCTGGATGAATCCTGCGCCAACGGCAGATGGTTTGGTACGAGGGCATCCCTGGCTCTTGGCAAACCCTTGTGAGGCTCCCACCTTCTGTGATTTTTTGGCAGATTATCTCCACAACTGTAGGATTGTACTCCTTGGCGACATGAACCAAGAGACTTGTGTCTACACCTTGGTCCACACGGACCACTCGGCCTGATGGCAGGGTTACTTCTTTGTACTTATGGCTGAAATCCACGGTGTAGGGGCTGCCACTTACGGCAACTAGGTCGCCCGTGACCATATCGTAGCTTTCGATTAAGCCAGTTTTTTTATTTAATTCGCTAAAATAGCGATTTATCGGCAATTTTTCGCTCATTTTGGCAGGTTAGCAGGGGGTAGGGGGAGGAGCAAGTAGGATGCGGTGCGTCGCCCTAGGGAAAATATGTCCCAGTGTCTGGGGCCAGCTAAGACGCACAAGGGCCGCGAAAATTTTTGGGGGTACCCCATGTAAAAAATTCTAAAAACGATTTTTTCCTATGTAATCTTTACAAGATTGATTTTATTTTATTTACTTTTCACGCGTTAAATCGTACTATCTTTATGTGTTCAGGCGATAGGGCCTTGAACCTGATAAGGTAGGTTATATGGTATATGTTTTAATTGGCTTCGTGCTATCGCGCACTGGTTTTAGATTCTCGAAAGACTATCGGTACGGCGTTAGCCTATACCATAGAATCGTATATAGTCTAGTAAATACAGTACGTTGCAATCAAGTCGCGGACAATCTTGCCGTCGTTGACATAGCGTACCGAAACTAATTATTTGACTCATGGTCCTGCGCGTCAGGACCTTGTGTGAAATAGTTACAATGCAAAGAAAGTAGCTTGCTATTTTCCAGCGTGAAAACTATATTCATAAGTGAGCAAGGCACTAGATTCTAGGGCCTTGCGCAAATAGCCTAGTCACTGCGTCAAATAGGCGCATATTAGGCGGCAAGTTAAAACGTCAGTGAGTCCAGTCTGTCAATGCGCCGTGAAACGCGCATAAACGGGCCAAGGTTCACACCGCCTCGGTATCCCCTTGGATAAGGGTAGGGCGAATCCCCGCGCATCGTGGGAAGGTTTTAGCGAGTTTTCCAGTTTACCCTGAAAAGTGCGACGAAAAGGCTTAGTAGGGTCACTCGACCTATCGCGTTGGGACTGTGAACTTATGTTTCTTGTGTGTTTTCGTACCAAGGTGTGTCAAAGCATCTTGGTACTTTTTACCAAGGGTCTGAATTTGTCGGACCTTTAGCGAAAGGTTAAAACATGAACAGCGAAACTAAAAAAATTGTCGAGCTATATCGTGCCAAGGCTATCGAGCTAGGCCGTGAGCTTAATGATAAGTCCGTGACTAACGTGCCTAGTGCCAAGGTTGACGGTTTTAGGTCAATGGCAGTGGTTTACAGCCACAACCAGAGCCTTAGCTATAGCAACCTGCGCGACACAAGCAAGGGCCTATTGCCAAGCCAGAAGAGATGTAAGGGCATTGACACAAGCGCCTTGGACCGAATTGCATCTAAGGGCCTATTAGCCAATAGAAAAGGCAATTCCGTCATTCTTAGAAAAGCATTAAAGTCAAGCTAGAAAATGACCTTGGTTTTTGCCAAGGTTAGAAAAGTAACAGGAAACAGGTAACAGATCGTTTAAAAAAGTTTCTCCAGCATCTGTGGATTATACGGTATTTGACGCATTGTAT